ACCAGCTTGTCGATCTTCGCTTCGGGCAGGGGCTGCCCGTTCTCGATGGCTCGCTGGATGATGCCGTCCATGCGACGATCGCGCAGCGCGCGGTTCAGTGCCCGGCGGTCGAGCTGGTTCAGGTTGCGGCGGTAGTTGGCCACCCACTCTTCTTGCTTGGCGGTCAGCCCGATGGAGTCGCGGAAGAGCCGGGCCTGATCGCGGGGGTTGATGCCGGCGGTCATGCCGCGCTGCAGGGCCTGATTCGTCGCGCGGCGCTGCTGCTCGGTGAACTCCCGAATCAGCCGGAGCTGGTTCTGCTGCATCGCGCGCACGGCGCGCGTGTTCGTCTGGTCGAACGATACGACCACGTCGGCCACCTCGGTGTTCAGGAAGCCGGCCGTGCTCCGGGCGCCGAGCACGTACGTGTCGGTCCATGCGCTGCCGAGCTGGGCAGCGGCGCGACCCACGATAGCGAAAGCCTCCTCGAACCGGGCCTGCGCGATCAGCATGGCAAGGTCGTCCAGGTCCACGCTGTTCCGCACCACAGCAAGAGCCGCAGCGAATTGTGCGGCTATTGTGGTTTCGCCCTGCGCGATCAGGCGCGCAATGCGGTCTTCGGGGTCAATCGTTGCCATGTGCTACAGTTCGAGCCAGTCCAGGGTTGCCGACACCTGCACGCTGCGCTGGCCGGGCTCGTCGGTTGCGACGACGGACAGCGGGCCAGGGGTGGCCAGATTCAGCTCCAGGGCGGAAAGGATGTCGCCGACGATGTCGCGGCTGGTGTCACGGCCGACCAGGAGGCTGGCGATCACGACGCCGCCGGTGATGGCGGTCGCTGCGCTGTCCACCTCGAAGTCGCTGCCGGCATCGACAGGAGTCCACAGTGCACCGGTGAGCGTGCCGCCCACGATCAGGTCCATGAACGCCACGTCGCGGCCGTCGTTGTAGACTTCCCACTTCTTCAGCAGCATGCCCAGGGCGCCGACGCCGGCGTGCTGCACGGACAGGATCGGGGCCGTGGCGTTGTTCACGGTCACGAACGAGCTGTTGCGCACCGCGAACGGGGCGCCTTGCTCGGCGGCGGCCGGATTGGTCACGGTCACGTCGAGCGGACCGAGCGGCTTGATGTGGATGGCGCCGTCGCTTACGTGAGCGACTTCCAGGGCGCCGTCGGCCGGATGGGTGATGTAGTTGCGTACTGCCATAGCTTTCTTCCTTCAGTTGTTGCGGGGGGTGATGTTTACACAGTCCGCGCCAGCATGGTGTACGTCGCAGCGTCCGGGTCGCGGTCGAGCGCCTTGATCCAGTAGGCGGCGCCCTCGATGGTGACCTTGTCGCCAACCTCGGGCACTGCTGCTGATGCTATGCTGTTGCCGATCAGAACCACGACCACGTCGCCGTTCTCGATCAGGGTGCCAGCGATGTCCTTGCGGTTCTTGCTGTCGATGAACCCTTCGGCGGCGTAGTCGGTCGTCGTCGGCTGCGTGCCGGCGGTCAGACTGCCGGGCGTGCGCGTGCCGGGCGTGATCTTCGTCAGCGTAGCCGCCAGCAGCTGCCCCTTCAGGGCTGCGTAGACTTTGCCGGCGATGTCCGCACCGAATAGGTTCTTGCCTGCCATCAGAGTTCGGTTCCGTCAGGGTGTCGGGGTTCGTACCCCATCTTGCGCAGAACGGTGAAGCCCTCGCGCCCGTGCTCGTCACGGCATGCGGCCAGCTCGTATTGAGCGGTCACATCTACAGGATCGGCCGCAGGGGCCTCGGGATCAACAACCTGGACCGCGAATCGGTCCTGGCCTTCGTGTTCGTACAGGGTGACGGTCAGGAACATGGTGCTATGCGAATCCTTCGCTCGGGTTCCAGTCGGGGCCAGTGCCATCAGCGTCGGCGTCGAAGCTGGTGCTGTCGCCGGTGCCGCTGGACAGGCTGCCGGAGCTGGGTAGGATGTTGGAGCCGTCGCGGTAGCAGGCGAGCAGGTCGTGCACGTTCTGCGGCAGTCGGGTCTCGTCGTTCGTGCCGATCGTCGGCTGGAAGAACTCGACTTCCGCCGAACCGGCCTTCACGCGCTTGGTGTTCGTGCCGGAGCCGGAGCTGGACAGCAGGGTGGGATCGGCGGCCAGGGCCATGGCCAGCTCGAACTCGCCGTGCGCGATGTCGTCGGGCGTCGTGCCATCGGCGACCGCGGTGCTGGTGCACGAGTTGGTCGCGCCATCACGCGGCCACGCGCGGGCCTGCGCGGCGACGGTCTTGCTGCCAGAGAACAGCAGCGCGCGGTCCATCAGGCGCGCGGCGCTGATGATGGACTGCTGCTTCTGCAGGGTGGTCAGAGCGGACCACGTCTCGCCGATCGTCGCGGCGAAGTACTCGTCGGCGTCGTTGACCGGGTCGGCGTTGCCGAGTCCGTAGACGGAGTAGTTGACCGCTCCGATGGTGATGGTTTCGATGCTTGCCATTATTCTTTCGCCTTGTCCCGATCCGGGGCCTCGTCGTCGTCGCCGTTCTTGTCCTTGCTTCGGGACTTGGGCTTCTGCCCAGGCGGGGCGTCGTCATCCTCGCCATCCGCGCCAGGGGCCGGCTTGGCTGCCATGATCTCCATGGCCTGCGCCTGCGCATCCTCGGCGCTGATGACCAGATCGGTGTCGATCTCCTCCAGCGGGGCGAAGCGGGACAGGCCGAGCAGGTCCAGGATCTCCTGGACGGCTTCGTCCTGGCGATCGAACTGCACACCGCCCTGGGCCAGATCGCGCAGCGCGCTGGTCAGGCTTGCCGGGTCGCGGAACACCTGCGTGTCGGTCTTCAGCTTCGGCTTCAGCTCCATGTCCCAGCCGTTCAGCTCGAACAGTGGCTCCACCAGATCGTCGTCCACTGCGTCCAGGATGCTGGTCAGGGCGTCGTCCACCATCAGCCCGAACATGCTGGTCTTGTCGTTCGACAGGCTGCGGCTGCCGCTGCTGTTCTCGCCCAGCAGCATGAACTCGGTGCCCATCACGCGCGCCATCTCGCGCTGCGTGCGCACGATCGCTTCGTGGATCTCGGCGTGGCCGTAGCTGCCGCCGTCCAGCAGGTCCAGGCTCCACTGCGGCGTGCTGCTGACTCCGCGCTGCTCGCCGGTGTTGCGGTAGGGCGTGCTGTCGATCATCAGGCCCAGCGCCGGGTTCTTGATGTGGCTGGACAGGAAGTCGGACATGCCGTCCAGCAGCTCCTGCGCTTTCGCCTTGGTCATCTTCTTGGATGCCACGAGCTGGTCGATCTCGGCGAGGGGCGCGCGGCCGACCGGGATGCCGCGCATGTCGGCCTCGTAGCCGTAGCCTTCCAGCTGCATGTACCGGCGCAGCCGGGTCGCGGCCTCGGCAAGGTGGCGGAACATGCCGAAGCCCTGCGGGCTGTCGTCAATGGCGTCGTCCACGACGTAGACCAGCTTCTGGCGCGGGATGGCGAACTCGCGGCCGGTCTGCGGATCGGTCTGTGCGACGCCGAGCACCTCGCCGTGCGGGTCGATGAACCAGCGTTCAATGGTGATCTGCGGGCGCGTCTGCACGTCCTTGAAGCCCACGCGGCCGTCGTCCATGCGCTTCGCCACCCACTCCATCGTGGCGAAGCCGTAGAACTTGTACATGGCGAGCCGGCGCACGATTCTGTGCCAGGGCGTCTTGATCTTCTCGAACAGCAGCTCCTCGACCTGCTCGGCCAGCTCCACCGCCTGCTCGTTCTCCGGGTCGCTCGCTTCCACCTTCCACTCGGCGCCGGCGACCATGCCCAGGAACATCCGAACGGATGCGGCCAGGATGTTGACGTTCGCCAGGAATCCGCTGTAGGTCGCGTACTTCTGGGTGCCGGCCAGCGCGGCGTTCTTCTCCTTCTCGACCAGATAGCCGCCCCATAGCTGGCTGCCGCCCACGCCCAGCTCCTGCATGGGTGCGCCGGTGGGCAGCTTCAGGTCGTTGGGCAGGCGGCCGTCGTCAGCCGGGCCGGCGGCCTTCTGGAACTTGCCGCCCTTGCGGGGCTGTCGGTTGGAATGGTGCGCCATGCCCGGAGGATAGGCCCGCGCACCGTTGGAATCAACCGTTGCAACGGTTCAGCGCAGCACCTCGTGCCCGTTGCGGGCGTAGATCCGGTCGCCGATCCACTGCCAGCCGTGCCGGCGGCCGTCACGGTCCTCGACCACCACGGCGCGGGTCAGGGCGGGGTCGTTGCGCAGCACCTCGGCGGCGCGCTCCACTGCGGCCTTGAAGTGCTCGACCGTCTCGGTGCGGACCAGCCGGCTGTCGTCGCCGGCGAACTTGATGGTGGTCGGCATCAGACTGCCCTCGGGCCGTGCAGCTTCGCCAGGGTGCGGAGGTTGCGGGCGCTTGCTGCCGCGCGCTCGGCCTGCCCCTCGAACTCGACGGCGACGTGCTCGGCGGCCTCGGACCAGTGCTCGAACGCCAGGGTGCGCTCGCCGAAGTGCGACCGCTTGCCGCCGGGCTGGGCTCGCACGGTGACGTAGCCGTCCACGCGGCACTCCTTGCTGAAGGGGCCGCGGATGGTCGTCTCGTTGGTGACGACGTAGAACAGCTCGGACTTGATGAATGCGAGGGTGGTCATGGTTAGCGGCTCGGGTGCTGGCTGGCGTAGAAGTCGGCGGTGGTCGGGGTTCCGCGCCGCTTCAGCTCGCGCTCCAGCAGCATGCGGCGGATCAGGTTGGCGAGGAACTTCATGCACCAGCATACCACGTTTACACGCACGCGGTCGAGCTGGATGGTGGAAAGTGTCACCACACCCCCATGGCATGGTGACATTCTCCACCAGGATTTTCTAGTCCTGCACCCACCAGCGCAGGACGAACCGGCCCTGCTGCAGCTCGACGCGGCCCTGGTAGGTCACGGTGCGCGCGGGCTCGACCAGCTCGGCCACCAGCTCCGGCTTCTCCAGGATGTGGTGCATCGGCGGCACGGGTAGCCGCACCTCGCGCCGGCGGTGCATGGCGTCGGTGATCGGCACGGTGCGGCCTGCGAACGGGCCGTCCTCCAGGTAGGCGTAGTTCATGGCGTCCTCGTGTTCCACAGCTCGGCCACCTCGATGTGCGCGACGTAGCGCACGGTGTAGTGGCCCAGGCCCTGCTGCCATGCCTCGGTCTCGCTGGTCGGGGTCTCGGCGAAGCAGGTCGGGCGGTGCGTCACGTAGCCGTTGCGGTTCACCACAGCGACGGCCTTGCTGCAGACCACCTTCACGGACGGGGACGTGTAGCCCCAGTCGCCAGCGTGCTCGAAGTACTCGGCCGGTGCGCCGCAGAACGGGCACGGCTTCAGGGGTAGCTTGTTCATTGCTTCACCTTGCGCCGAACGACGACGCAGTAGGGCGGGGCTCCGAAAATGCGCGCCGCGGTCACGGCGTCGCGCTTGCGGGCGAAGTGCAGCGCGTCGTCCACGTCTTCCGTGAACATGCACCACTTGCCGATGCGGTGTTGTTCGAACAGCCAGGAGTCCCTTGCGCCGCTCCACGACTTCGGGTTCTTGATCACCCAGGCCATCACTGGCTCAGCTCCTGCTCGGCGACCTTGCGGCACTCCATGCACACGTCCTTCGCATGCTCCAGGTCGATGCCCATCAGCTTCGCGCCGCACAGGGCGATGGTGCCTTCCTTGGCGGGCTTGTCCTCGGGCCGGATCATGTGGGCCTGCGGCGGCCACTGTCCCACGGTGCTGTCGGTGATGGTGTCGGGCTTGGTGTTGGTCATGGTTCAGTCCTGCGAGTAGCAGCGGCGGCGCTTCCATTCGGGCCAGCTCGC